GCCTATCATAACTGTACCACTACTACTAAATCCACTGGCAAGAATTCCACCCGATGGAGTGGCATCATCCAAAACTGCTGTATCCTGTGAATCTGTCATGTCTGAGGCATTACTGCTGCCTCTGGTCATAAATTAGCCGCAATAACAGGCACCGGCGCTTCATCGGTTTATATTACTGAACTTGGAAATAACTGATAATTCATGGCTATAAATTCGTACAGTAGTCTACAAACCGCTGTCGCCAATTGGCTAGACCGATCTGATCTAACTGACAGGATAGAGGAGTTCATAGACTTAGCGGAGACACGGATAAACCGTGCGCTTCGCATAAGGCTTATGGAATCTGTAAAGTTAATATCTTTGATTGGCGGAACGAAAAGATACCCCCTACCCTCTGATTACCTTCAGTTACGAACTATTAAGTTTACCAAGACTGCTTTGGCTACAGATAATTTAGCCTCAGACATGACAGATTCCCAGACTACAGCAGTTTTGGATGATGCCACTCCGTCGGGTGGAATTCTTGCCAGTGGATTTAGTAGCAGTGGTACAGTTATGATAGGCTTAGAGCAAATGGACTATACCGGAATATCCACTAATACCCTAACAGGTTTGACAAGGGCTGTTAATGGAACAACCGCTGCTGAACATTCTTCTGGCGATACTGCTGTACAAATATACCCTACATTTACAGACGGTACTATTTCAGACAAAACAAGACCTATTGACGCCGTTCAGTATGTATCTCCTGAACTCTTGGCAAGGATATATGCAGGTAATGCTACAGGACGACCAGAAGTATATACCATGAGGGCTAGTTATTTTCTATTTGGCCCGGTGCCAGCCTCTATATATAATTTAGAGATTGATTATTATGCAAAGGTTGCAGCATTAACTACTGCCGCTACCACTAATGATATGCTTACAAATAATCCAGACCTCTACTTGTACGGATCATTGTTAGAGGCTGAACCATTCCTGATGAATGATCAGAGAGTGCCATTATGGTTGGCTGCATTTGAGAAAGCCATATCAGACATTCAACTACAAGATGATAAAGACGCTCACTCCGGTACTGAGTTGAGGGTTATGAATACAGGTGGGTATTACTAATGGCATTAGATACTGGAAATTATTTAAGCGATTTTGATAATCAGAATCCTACAGCGACTGACCCGGTTTCAGAGGGAGATGATGTTCTTAGATTTATTAAAACAATATTACAGAGAACGTTTCCAGCAGGAACTGCGGCATATGATGGTAGTACCACATATACAGGTCTTGGGCCTGACCGCCCAGCACAGGTTCTGATTGCAAAATCAACCGCACCAACAGTTGATACATCAGCATCAGGTAATGCTGCAAGAGCAATGGGTCTTCTTTGGCTGGATACAGGTAACAATCTCCTCAAGATAAGAAATCAGGCTAATGATGCTTGGATTACTTTAGCCATTGATCCTGAGACATCTAACTCAGTAGATATCAATGCTGGTGCGATTGACGGAACCCCCATAGGTGCTAACTCTGCCTCAACTGGGGCATTTTCTACAGTCACTACGACTGGAGCGCTAACGGTAGGAACTGACATCACTATCTCAGGCGATGACATTATCATGGCAACCAATACGGATGCGTATTTACTGGTTGCTGATGGAACAAGTTATAACCCTGTAGCAATAAGTGGTGACGTGACAATAACTAACGCTGGTGTTACAAGTATTGGCGCTGATAAAGTCATAACCGTAAAGATACTTGATGCTAATGTCACCAACGCAAAGTTGGCAAACATGGCAGCGAACACCGTTAAGGTAAGAGATGCCAACTCTTCCGGTGTTCCTTCCGATAAAGCATTAGCCACAACTGAAATCCTAATTGGGGACGGAACGGGATTCACGACTGCTGCATTGTCAGGTGATGCCACCATGACTAATGCTGGCGCAGTTACAGTATACTTAAAGTATTCCAGCGATTCTTCAGAGTGGCAGTTTGTTACTGTGATTGGTGATGACAAATTAACAACCAAAGGTGACTTACTTGCATATAACACTGTTGATTCTGAAACTAGATTTCCAGTAGGTACTAACAATAAACTTCTTGTGGCAGCATCGGGTGAGGATGAAGGATTTCTTTGGCAATATGTAGATGGTGAAAATATACGGATGAGTTCGGATGCACAAGGTGACATCCTATACTTTGATGGAACAGATTACGCAAGACTTGGTTACGGAACATCCGGTGATGTTCTAACCACTGGAGGTTCCAGCGCAAACCCGGCATGGGCAACCCCAACTACAGGTGACATTACAGGAGTCACCGCAGGAACTGGATTAAGCGGTGGTGGAACTTCTGGGGCTGTTACATTAAATGTTGAAGCCTCTCAAACTCAGATAACCGCTGTTGGAACGATTGCTACAGGAGTCTGGAACGGAACAGATGTTGCTGTTGCAGATGGTGGAACTGGTGGTGGTACTTCTTCAGCAGCCCGTACAAACTTAGGTGTTGCTATTGGTTCAGACGTTCAGGCTTTTGATGCTGACACAGCAAAACTGGATGTAGACCAAGCGTGGAGCGGTTCCCAAAGAGGAACCCCACAAACCATTACCCAAGGTACTTTAATAGACTTGGATACAGGAAACAATTTTCTATGGACTCCAGCAGCAGCGGATGAATTATCTTTCGCCAACGAAACCACGGGTCAGTCAGGATTCGTCAAGCTGATCAATCCATCTGCCTATGTCATCACTAAAGGCTCAGAGGTAAAAGCCTCTGCTACATTCCTTGCGGATGTTACAACCGCAGGAACCTACCTGATTACTTATTTTTCTGACGGAACCAACGTCTACGTTTCCGCTTCTGCTGCGCTTTCCTGATGACACTACTCCAATCAGGGCTTGCTAAATCTGGAGCAGTGGACTACACCATTGATCAATCTCTGCGGTTTGAAAGGACTGATTCTTCTTATTTTAATAGAACTCCCGGTAGTTCTGGAGATAGAAGCACTTTTACAATTAGTTGCTGGATAAAACGTGGAAGATTTGGGTATAACGGGGTTATAGCAAGTGCAGGAGACAGTGTTTCTTCCGATCCGCAGACAATGTTTTGGATTAGCGATGATAACACATTTCGGTTTGCTTCACACGGTGGAACTGGATTCAACTTAACAAGTGATGCAGTTTATAGAGATCCATCTGCTTGGTACCACTTTGTAGCTGCAATAGACACCACTCAAGCAACTGCGGCTGATAGAGGAAAATTTTATGTTAATGGTGAACTTATCACAGTTACCGGAACATATCCCGCTCAAGATGCTGTAACAGATTTTAATTATTCATCAGCCGTTCAATATATAGGTGTGTATGTTGATCACGGTGTTCTCCAACCCACATATTACTATGACGGTTATCTTGCAGAACTGTATTTAATAGATGGAACCCAATACGCGGCATCCGATTTCGGAGAAACCTCTTCCACCACTAACCAGTGGATACCTAAAGACGCATCTGGCCTGACATTCGGTACTAACGGTTATTATTTTAAGTTTCAAGATTCTGCTGCTTTAGGGGATGATTCATCTGGAAACGGAAATGATTACACCGTAAACAATCTAGCGGCTACGGATCAGATGAAGGATAGCCCGACTAATAACTTTAGTACGATGAATCCATTGGCTGGTGGTGATGGTAGTGGTGGTGGACAAGCCCTATCTGAAGGCAATCTAAGCGATCTTAGTCAAACTGACAACACTGGAATACCCATTACATTTGGGATACCCGGTAGTGGGAAGTGGTATTTTGAATGGTACATACCAGATTATGGTGCTACTTCATTGCTTGGACTTGTCGCACCGGAAGTAGTTTCAGTATCAAGTGGAGATGCAAGTGCAGTTGGGTTTTGGCTATACAACGGTAACAATGGATATATTTATGGTAATGGTGCTTACCCTGCTTATGGTACGGCATGGGGTGTTGATGGAAACCTTGTAGGTGTTGCTGTTGATATGGACAACGGTGCGCTTTATTTTTCACTTAACAACACTTGGCAAAATAGTGGTGACCCAGAAAGCGGAGCCAGTAAAACAGGTGCCGCTACGACTGACTTATTATCTACTGGGTACGATTGGGTTCCGTGTTTCAAAGGACAGAATCCAAGTTACCAAAGCATAGTTGTTTTTAACGCTGGACAAGACTCCTCATTCGCTGGAAATAAAACCGCACAAGGAAACGCAGACGCAAACGATATCGGAGATTTCTACTACGAACCACCGGCAGACTATCTAGCCTTATGTTCGAGCAATCTTCCTGATCCAGAGATCAAATTACCCGGTGAGAATTTTAATACGGTGCTTTATACGGGTACTGACTCATCCAATGCTATAACTGGTGTCGGATTTTCTCCCAATCTTCTTTCCATTAAAAACAGAACTTCTGTAGCAGGTGGTCTTGTTTTTGATGTTGATAGGGGTCAAAATTTTATACAAACAGACAACTCAGCAGTAGAAGCAGATGGTTCAGCATTTTTTACATCCCTTGATTCAGATGGGTTTACAGTCACAGGATCAAATCTACAAGCAAATGCTTCTGGTAATAATTATGTTGCATGGAACTGGTTAGCAGGGGGCGCTCCTACCGCAGATAACGATAATACTACCGGGGCAATGGATGCAAATAGTGTTGCATTAAACGGAAGTTTACAAGCAGCATACACACCATCAGGATCGCCAACTATCTATCCTACTAGGATGAGTATAGGCACTACCAGTGGCTTTAGTATTGTTTCCTACAGTGGAAATAGCGTTGCTGGGGCTACCATTCCACACGGACTATCGCAAGCACCAAATATGGTTTTCTTCAAACGACTAACTTACGCTGGTAACTGGATTGTTGGTAGCGATGAACTTACAAGTTGGGATTATTATATAGATTTGGCTACCGATCTATCGGAAGCAGATTACGACTTTTTTAATGATACTGGACCAACAGCCAGTGTAATTTCTCTTTCTTCCGCTGGTGCAATAAATTACGACAATACACTAGCTGCAAATGGTACTTACATTGCCTATTGTTTCCATTCCGTAGAAGGCTACTCAAAGGTAGGTAGCTACACTGGTAATGCTAATGCAGATGGAACTTTTATCTACACCGGATTCAGCCCTGCTTGGGTATTGATCAAGCCTATTGGATTAACCGGAGATTGGTATATGTATGATAATAAAAGAATGTCTTTCAATGTATTGAATGATCCGCTATACGCAAATTTAACTGCTGCTGAGAACACTGGAAGTTCAGAGGAAATTGATTTTGTATCTAATGGGATTAAGATTCGCGGTGCTGGATCTGGGACAAACCCAGCAACTAATATTCTATACATAGCTTTCGCAGAATATCCATTCAAATACGCAAACGCAAGGTAACAAATTATGTGGTATTCACCAAGTTACGGACTAATAAAAACACCAAGGGCCATTAGTAAAGATGGTGTGGATTACCCACCACAGATATTCCGTAAATTTTCTAAAGCGGAACTGGCAAATCTTGGTTTCCACCCTGCACGATTATCGGTTGCGGATCATCGCTACTACAATACCAGCGGTGAAGAGTATGCCTTTGACGATGCAACTTCTGAATGGGTGGTGTCTTACGGTTCTTCGGAAAGGAACGTAGATGATCTAAAAGTCCAGATGAAGGCTAAGGTGAATAGCATCGCAGCCTCAACTCTTTCCCATTCCGATTGGCTAAGAATTAGAGAAGAGGATGGCGGAACTGCAATGCCAGCAGATTGGAAAACCTATAGAGCGGAAGTAAGGGCAATATCTAATGAGAAGGAAGCGGAGATCAATGCCCTATTAGATTTGGATGCGGTCAAGGCTTACCAGAATTACACAATCGTAGAGGT